GCGCCGCCGTACACGTAGCCGTCCGGGGTCAGTGCGTTGTTCTGCGCGGTTTTCAGGTTGAAGCCGGAGCCGCTGTAGCGGTCGTCGTCCACCTCGTCGCCGAGGTCGAGCACGGCCGTGGTGCCGTCGAACGCGGTGGTCACGCGGACGTTGCCCTCCAGCAGGACGGAGCCGACCGGGGGCTCGAACTCGATGTAGCCGAGGCCGCCGTTCGCCACGAGGGACGCTTGCAGCTGGGCGGCGGTGAAGATGGCGAACACCAGTTCCGGGTGCTGACGGGCCGACAGAGCCGCGGCGAGCTTGGGGCTATTGGACATCGGAGTGCTCCTGAAGCTGAAGGGTTTTTTCTGCGTCTGCTACCGAAGCGGCCGGACCCGAAGGCCCGGCCGCGGCCGGTTTAGACGGCGTGGTCGATGGCGAGGCGCGAGAAGTCCTCGACCGACTGGTCGTACAGCGAGAAGAACTCCGGCAGCATCAGGCCGAACATCTTGTCCACGCTGATGCCCTGCTGGCTGTCGTACTGGAACTTCTTTTCCACCCAGTCCGGGGCGCCGAGGTCGGCCATGCCCATGGCCTGCGCGCCGCAGATCAGCGTGCGGGTGCCATCGACGGTGCCGCCGCTGCCCCACTTCTGGCCGCTGGCTGCGCCGACGGTCGAGTAGACCAGACGGTGCTCGTGCAGGACCAGCCCGTCCACGGTGACGATGGCGCCGGTCATCCACGGGTGCTCCTTCGAGCGGGGCAGGGCGCCGACGATCGCGCGCTGGTAGTCCGGATCCTTCTTCAGCTGGGCGAGCGAGCCCGGGCGCAACAGGCCGATGTAATACTCCTTGCCGTCGCGCATCAGCGGCGGCAGGTAGTGGTCCTTGCAGTACGCCATGGCGTCCACGATCGTGTTGTAGCCGATCACGTCGTTGACGGTGACTTGCGTGGTGTCGCCGGCTTCCAGCTTGCCGGTGGTGCCGTTCCAGCGCAGGTGACGCTTCGCGCTGGGTGCCCGGACGTCGGCCGCGAACGACAGGTTCGGGAACGGCGAGCTGGCGAGGCGCGGGGCGCCGTTGTTCTTGTAGGCGAAGCTGATGCCCGACAGCATCAGGAACACGAGCTGGTCGATGCGGTTGGCCAGCCAGTACGCCAGCTTGTTGCGCGCCTGCTCGCGGAAGCGGATCACGGTTTTCTGGTCAGCCAGCTTGCCGCGGTTGCGGACCTGATGGCTGATGAGGTCGATCGTGATTTCCTGCTCGTAGTTCTGGAGGGCTTCTTCGTTGCCCTCGCGCTCGTTGTCGCCGATCACGCCGTCCTCGACCAGATCCGCGACGAGCTGCATCAGCACGCGCTCGCCCTTCTCGGTCTTGGTCAGGTCGGTGATGCGCTGGATCATGCTGTTCTCGGACTTGCCGAGGAACCGCTTGACGAACATCTTGTCCCGGGCCTCGGACCAGACGTCGCGCGACCAGATGATCTTCTGCTTGCTGTTGAGCGCAGCGAAATTGGTTTGTGCCATGGTGGATTCCCCTTGAAATGCGTCGCAATGCCCATGAGGGCGCCAGTGTCGGAACTGTCCGACTCGGCCACGCTTGACGCCGGTGGCTAGGCTGCGACGCGAAAGGGAGCGACCCACCGCTCGGAGGCGCGGCTACCTCGATTGGTCGGAGGCGGGCCGGTTGGACCCGGCCCGTCCCCGAAACGTCCCGATCACCCCGATCAGTTCGTTTGTGACTCCGCGCCGTAGGCGTAGGGCCACGGGCGCTTTATAACGAAAAGGGCTTGCGCATAGCAAGCCCTTCCGTAGTTCCACGTGGAACTGGCGATCAGCGGCGCTTCGGACGCTTCCCGCTGCCCACGATGTCGCCGCGCAGGCGTGCCTTCTCGCGCGGATCCATGTTCCTGATCTTGCTATCAGACATGGTTTCCAGCTCGCGCTCGGTCAACTCGCCGCCACCGCCGCGCACGCGCCCGGAGGCGCCCGAGCCCGACACGCGCGGGGGCTGGCGCCGTGCGCGATCGACCTGCTGGCGCTTCTGCACCATCGACAGCGCGCCGGTGCCGCGCGTGCTTTCGCGCGGTGCCTTGCCGCCACCCAGCCCGCTTTCGCAGACCAGCTTGGCCGCCGCCTTGATGGCCTTCTCCAGCGGCATGCCGCGGCCGATGTAGATGTTGCGCTGGGACATCACGAGGTCGAGCACGTCCGAGTTGAACTTCTTGTTCCCCGGGGCATCGTTGAGGACCGGGTACTTCTGCTGGATCTCGGCGATGGCGGTATTCACGCGCTCGGCAGCGATGGCGCTGGTCGCGGCCTGCGTGGCGGCGGCAACGGTGGTCTGCTGGAAATGGTTGTGGATTTCCGCGTCGATCGCGCTGGCGGCGTCGGTGTCGCCCTCCAGCAGCTTCTCGTTGCGCTCCTTGGTCTTGGCGGCGAGGTCGAAGGCCGGCGCCTGCTGCTGCACCTGCTGCTGCTGGCGCTGCTGGCCGGCGAGGGCGGCGGTCAGTTCGCGGACCTGCTGGCGAAGCGTGCCGACGACGGTGTGAGGAACGGTGTCGCCACCGAGCAGGCGGAGGGTTTCGGGGTCGAGGGGTTCTTCCTCCTCCTCCTCTTCCTCTTCCTCGTCGTCGGGTTCTTCTTCCTCGTCGTCAGGTTCTTCCTCTTCCTCGTCGTCGTCGTCGGGTTCTTCTTCCTCCTCTTCCTCTTCTTCCTCTTCTTCCTCTTCTTCTTCGTGGTGTTCTTCGCCGTGGATGCCGACGTTCTCGTCATCCGGGTCCATGCTCACAGTGGCGCGGCGCTGGGGGGCTTTGCGTGACATTTCTTACGCTCCTGACAGGGCTTTCGTGGTGGATTGCGCGGCAGCGAGCTGCCGGTTGGCTTCTGCCTTGATGGCGCGCATCAGGGCGGGGTTCTTGCGGATCTTGATGGCCTTGGCGAGCGTGTTCAGTGCCTCGCGCAGCTCGTAGCCATCGAATGGGCCGTTCTTGCGCTCCTCGATGGGCTTGTAGGGTGAGTCATACGCCGCAACGGGGGCGGCAGACCGGGCTTTGTTGCGCTTCATGGCGTGCTCCAGTTAAACGGCGGGTGCGGCTTCGAGGCCGGCGGTGACGCCGGCGGCGGGGTTGTCCGGGGTGAGCGGGTGCGTGCTCAGGGGCGGTGGCGCGCTCGGCGGCAGGCCGGTGGCGTCCGGCACGATCGGCGCGGCGTTCTGGTCCTTGAACCCGCCAGACAGGAGCATCTGGTCGGACAGCTTGGCCAGTGCCGGGTCCGAGCGGAGCAGCTGCGATGCGCGCATGGCCGAGAACAGCGCCTCCATGGCGGACTTCACCTTGTCCATTTCGGCCTTGTTCGCCAACGCCTGCGCCTGCGCGGCCTTCGCTTCCTCGACCGGGTTGGTCTGGCCCTCCTGCTGCTTGGCGTACTCGACCAGCTCGTTCTTGTCCGACAGCGACGACTTGCGAAGGATGTAGGACCACGGGATGGGGGCGCCCTTCTCCTTCATTTCCATGGCTTGCATGTACTGGGAGTGCTCGAACGTCACCGCGTTGGGCAGCTCGGTCACGATCGTGTCGTATTCGCCGATGGTGAGGTCGTTGAGCATTTCGCCGACCTCGTTCTCCCAGTTGATGTGCAGGTCTTGCGTGGTTTCCTTGCCATCGACGTCGCGGTCGATGATGCGGAACACCTGCGGGACGTCCATGAACTTCTGGATCAGCTCCAGCATGCGGTCCGCCAGCATGTGGCGGGTGCGCGCGAGGTTGTCGAGCGGCACGGCCAGCGACAGCTGGGAACCGAACTGGAGCGCCTGCACAGCCCGGCCGGACTGGTTCTTACCCTGCGACTGGCCGCGGAACGCATCGGTGAGGCCGGTGATGGTGCGGATCTTCTCGCTGCCCAGCGCCATCAGGCGGTCCACGCCCGTGGGCACCTGATTGGGCTGGATCTTCTCGGGCTTCTCGGTGCCGTGCTTGTACTCGATGATAAGGCCGGTGGCCGCGCCTTCGGCTTCGAGGTCGTCGGTGCTCATATTGGACAGGCTGTTCTCTTGGATCAGCCAGCCCGAGTTGGCCATGGTGTTGATGATGTGGATGTACTGCGAGGCCGCCTTGTTGAGCATTTCCTGCGCGGCGACCGCGTTGTCCACCAGACCGCGGGTCTTGCCGCGGCGGAAGAACGGGAAGAACGGGATCACCGTGAAGTGGTTGTACTGCGACCAGTCGTCGAATAGCAGCACGTCGCCGTAGGTGCTCACGGTCCAGCGCACGCGCTTGGCCGGGCGGCTGAAGGTCATGGCGCCGGCGCGCAGCGCGTTCTCGATCTGGCGCGGCGAGGCGTTCTCGATGACGCGGATGTCGCCGGAGGGGAACAGCACCACCTCCGACTTGGTGGTTTTCCAGTGCTGGCGATCGACCACGCGGACCATGATCTGGCCGGTGTCGCCGAGGTCAACATCGTCGTCGCCGTCCTCGCCCAGCTCGTCGGCGCCGCCGAACTTGTTGCGCTTGATGCCGTCCAGCTCGCCCTCGCCGAAGTCGTCCTCGTCCTCGTTCTGCACCATTTCCTCGACCCGGCGGCGCGCCTTGGCGCCATACAGGTTCTCGATTTCGTCGAGGGAGAGCCAGCGGGTCACGATCACGTCTTTCCACGTGTCCGGGTCGTAGTCCTTGGCGTCGGGGTCTGGCAGCACGTCCATCGGATCGAGCGCGTCGATCACGATTTCGCCAAACAGGTTCTCCTGATAGTCAACGCGGATCTCGTAGAACCCGCGCTGCTGGATGAACCCGTCGGCCGTGACCTGCGTTTCCTTGTGGCGCAGGTTGTTGTTGTCGGCGATCTGCATGCCCACCTTGGACATGACCTCGGCCCGCTTCTCGTCGGCGCCGTTGTTGCGCGCGCGGTAGCTGATGTCCACGCGGTTCTGGATCTGGTGCCCGAGCGCCGAGTTGATCGCGTCGAAAATCTCGTTCAGCTCGTAGGGCTTGCGGCCCTCTTCCTCCAGCGCGTCCTTGTCGTCCTGTTCCCACTGCTCGCCGCCGCCGAGGTACATGCCCTCCAGCCGGGCCGCGCGCTTGCAGAAGTCGGTATGCCCGCGCTCCTTGCCGTAGGCGTAGCGGCCCCAGTTGCGCCGGGCGATGCCGGTATCGCCAATGTCTTTCGACGTGACCGCCGTGCGAGCTGCCATCTTCAATTCCCCTTATGCGGCCATGCCAGAACGTCGGCGGGTTTTCTTCTTCGACAGCCGCTTGCGCCAAGTGTCCGGCTTGGCCTTGGTCGGCGCAACGGCTGAATGGAACGTCAAGGCGAGGGCATCGGCGGTATCCGGGGAGTCCAGACCGCGCTCCTTCATGTCGTCCTTCGACTCCAGCACCCAGCGGTTCTGGCCGTCGAATCCGTATTCGATGCCGGTCAGGTCGGTGAACTGGTCGGTGTCGTTGATGAGGTCGCCGCCGTCCTGAATCCACTCGCGCATCTTGAACCACAGCTCCGCGCGGCGGTTGTAGAACCGCTCCGGGGCCATGGCGCGCTCGCCCACCTGCACGCCGATCACCTGCGTGAACCCCATCTGGTGCAGGCGATCGACCACGCCCCAGCCGATGCCGGTGGCGTCCACGAACACGGCGTCCGGCTGCCAGTCGTTGATGGCCTCGGCGACCATGGCAGCCAGCTGCATGGTGTCGGGGATGCGCATCTTCTTCAGTTTCAGCTGCTTGCGGCCCTGCCTCAGCACGAACACCGACTGGTCGGTGCCATGTCGCGCAACGTCCACGCCCAGCACCTTGCCGTACTTCTCGTGCCCCTTCGACACCCGGTCGATGGCGGCCTGCACGTCCTCGGACGGGATGAATTGGAGGTCGCCGGCCGACGGGAACACGCCGCGCACGCGCACCTTCACGAAATCCGAGTCCTCGCCGTAGAGCTTGACCCACAGGTCCAGCAGACGGCGGTTGGCCTTCTTCGCCTCGCGGCTGTCGATCTGGAACCGGCGCCACAGGTCGCGGAACTTGTTGAAGCAGGCGTGGAACCGGCCGGTGTTCTTGGTCGGGTTGCCGAAGGCGATCCATATGGCGCCCGGCGTGGTCATAGCACCGTCGGTCACTTCCCAGATCACGTCGTCGATGGCCGAGGCCTCGTCGTAGACCACCAGCACGTGTTCCTCGTGCGTACCGGCGAAGTTCTCCGGGGCGTTCTTCGACCACGGAATGGCGCTCGCGTACCACGTATCCGGGTAAAGGGCATGCTCCAGCTTGGTGCTGGTCCAGACGAACCAATGCCCGTTGATGGCCATTTTCGACCACTTGGCCAGCTCGCGCCACGTCTTGCTGGTCAGCTGCTCCTTCTTGCCCGCGGTGACGACGATCTGCGGGAACTCGCGCGTGCTGATGAACCAGAGAATGATCCAGCTGATGAGCGCGGTCTTGCCGATGCCGTGCCCGGACGCCACCGCCAGCAGCACGGGCAGCGCATCCTTGACCTCCCGTCCTTCGCGCACGGCCTTGCCGAGCTCATCAAGCACGCGGATCTGCCAGTCATCGGGGCCGAACTCCTCGGCCAGTCGCGTGCCCTTCTTCCCCCACGGGAAGGCGTACAGCACGAACCCGAGCGGGTCGGCGAAGAAGGCACCGATGTCCTCGGCCAGAACCAAGTCCTGCCGGGTGAATTGCTTGGCGGCGCCGGAGGTCCGGCGGCTGCCGCTACTTGCCCCGGTTGCCGACGGCTGCACGTTCCCGGCCCTCCTGCATGCGTTGCAGGAACTCTTCGCCGCCGACGAGCACGAACTTGTCATTGTCGGTCATGCGGTGCAGGCGCATCAGCTTGTCGAGGGCGGCGTCCTTGCCGGCGAACTTCAGCTCGCGCTCGACGAAAGACCCATCCTCCCCGATGGTGCCCTCCTTGATCTTCATCCCGGTCAGCGCGCGCCGCGCGGCCTCCGGAATCTCGCTCATTGGCTTCACGTTGCCGTTCTCGTCATAGAACACTGACGGGTCCAGCATCGCCATGTAGCTGATTTCCTCCCAGATCCGCTCAACCGTGGCACCCGTCTTGGCCATGATCGCGCGGTACTGCTGCTCGATGCGGGTGGCGATGTACGGCACGCGCAGCAACGCGCCGCCCATGGCTTTCTGGGCGGCGGCGTTCATCCCGATCCAGCCGGCTTCCTTCGCTGCGGTGGCGCAGTCGAAGTTCTCCATGTAGTGCTCGACGAACTGGTTGTAGCGCAGCAGCATCGACAGTGGGATGCGGTCGCCACCAACGCCCGTGGGCAGGCGCGGCTCGTCCGGCTTCGGGGCCGGACGAATGCTCTGCTTCGGAGCCTTCTTCTTGCTGGGCTTCTTCGGCGTCATGGATCAGCCGGGCTTCCCGTCGCCATCGAAGTCCGGTAGCTCGGGTGCCTTGACCTGTTTCACCTGCCGGAGCAGGAACGCGACCATGACCCCGATCTTCAGCGCCCAGTTGAACGCAGGTGGGATGTCGTCGCTGTAGCCGCCGACGAACCCGGCGCCGGCGAGGCTGTTCCACAGGTCGGGCAGAAGCGCGAGGAACGCGAGCGACCACGTGCTGTAGAACTTCCACGCCTTCCGCCAGTCATCGACCAGCAGGAAGTTGCCGCCGATGGCGCGGACGGCCACGGCCATGACGATGAACAGCGCGATGACGATGCCGAGCAGTGAGAGCAGTGACATGGTGGTTCCCCTTGGTGTTCGCCCATCCCCGGGCGTTTGTGTCAGATCGAGACGGCCGCCTGACGCAGCACGTCGGCGATGGCCTTGGCCAGCAGCCACTTCTTGGCGTCGTAGGTCGCCAGCTCGGTTGGGTTGGTGATGAAGAACAGCTCGACGATGATCCCGTTGCCGGTGCTCACGAACCCCAGTCGGGAGTGCTGGCCGGATCCCTCGCCCTTCGCGCCGCGGTTCTTGGTGTCCATGACCGTGGCGATCGCGCTGCACAGGGCCGCGCCCAGCTTGGCGCCACTGGGCTTGGACAGGGTTTCAACACCAGCCGCCGCGGGCGTCGCCGCGGCATTGCAGTGGAACTCGACCGCCAGCGGGTGCTTGCGCGCCATGGCGATGGCCTTGTTCAGCGGCAGGTTGATTTCGCCGTCGCCGTCCAGCTCCACCGGCACGCCCGCGCGCTGGAGGTAGAACGCCACCATGTTGCGCACCTCCGTCACGATGCCGGCCTCAGTACGTCCGAAAGCGCAGGCGCCCGGGTCTGCGTTGGAGTGGCCGGCGGACAGGAAGATGCTGCGCATGGTGGTGCTCCTTGGTGGGTTGGGAGGAACGCTGGGCGACCTCCTATTATTGCTGGCCTTCTCCGTTTTCCCCGGCGCAGTCTTGGCCGCCCTGCCGGGTCGAGCCTCGTTGGACCATTTCGGTGAGGCTGTGGCCAGAGGTCACTCTGCGGGGGTCTTCCAAACGCGAACAGTCACCTCGTCGTTTTCGGCGACGATGGACCCACCCTCGCTCGGGAACTCGAAGAAATTGCCCCTGAACGTCAAAGTGTCCTCGGCCGATGCGTAGAAGGTGGAACTAGCCTCCGCAATCTTGGTGCCGTCAACGTAGAACCTCGCTGTCGCTGGTTGATCGACTTCGACTTTCGATTCCTCGACATAGATCCCAACACTGATCGTTCTGTACTGGTTTCCTGCGTACTCCCCGCTGGACGAAATGAGATAACCGGAATGGTTCTGGGGAAATGGTCTCAGTGGTGCGAAAAAGTCGTCCGGGGAGATCGAGACGAACTCGCCGAACTGCGGATAGTTCGGCGTGGAGCCGGGGGTGAACCAGTTGTAGCCGAACGAATCCCCATCATCCTCGTTCATGGGGATTCCTGCTACACCGACAATTTCGCAGATCATGTTCGGATCCGGGCCGGGGTCTGCCTCTCCAAAGAGGGCAATCGGAATCTGGAACGGATCGGCCAGCGGCGACTGGTCGACGAAAGGCCCGAGCATGGCGGGCAGCAGGTGCTTGAGGGTCATGATCGGGCCTTGTCGTTGGTCGAGCGGCTGGTGGCTGGCGCTTACTCGGCTGCTGCCGGGCTGCGATCGACGCCAGCGGACACGCCCGTTGCCCGGTTCAGGCGGTAGTCGCCCGCGATGTAGAGCGCCTTGAAGTTGTTGCCGATGCCCGCGCTGATCGCGCCGATGGGCTCGTAGTTGTCGTTGCTGTTCTTGTACTCGACGATGATCGAGTCGCCGTTCTTCGCGCTCGGGCCGGAGCGGAACAGCAGGCCGACCTTCTCGCCTTCGTTGACGGTGAATTCGACCTCGGAGTCGGAGTCATCGACGGGCATGAGTTTCTGGGACATGGTGGTGCTCCTGCGTGGTGGTGGGCGGTGGATTGGAGGGGGGGTGGGTCTGCTGGCCTCGCCAAGACTTGGGCGATCAGGGATCTTCCGGGCTACTCGACCGGGGTGAACGTGCCTCCGGTGACTTCGCCATCCGCGACAACGAGCTCGACGCTGCCGCCGGTGATGTCGAACTCGTCGCCATCGGTGACGACCGCGATGTCGGCGTTGCCCAGCGGCACGCCGCGCTGGAGCAGCTTGTTGCGCAGGCCCGGGAACTGCGCATCGGTGAACGAGGCGGTCGCGCGTTGGCCCTTGGGGCCGGTGCCGCGCGACAGCTCGGTCAGATCGTTGACGATCCGCGCCGCAGGCGTCGAATCAGGGTACTGGAGCAGGACGGTTTTCATCGGTGGTCCCCTTGGTGAGTGTGTCGTGCATGAGGCGCCGGATCGCTTCCAGCTGGTCGGCCATCCCCTGCCCCCACGCCAGCGCAGTGGTCAGCATACTCTCCAGCTGGCGGCCGTTGAAACAGCCCGCCGGGCGGTCGCAACCCGGGCTATTGGCCGGGATCGCGGGGCGTGGGGCCGACTTCAGGGGCGGCACCGCCGTCATTTCCCCCGACACCTGCACCAGCTGTCGGCGCGGAACCTCCACCACCTGACTCTGCACCACCACGTCCGGCGGCTTGCGCACCTCGCCACTGGTCGAGCAGCCCGCCAGTGATGCGCCCACAGACAGGAGCAGCACCCCAAGAGCTGCAATTCGGATCAGTCGCATAGTCGTTCTCCCGTTCGGCTTCGAGTTGTGCCAAGGCGTCGGCGCGCTGCCGTTGCACGAGGCGGAGGGTGTTGTTGGCGTCGGTCAGCAGCCGGTCGATGTTCTCGTTCTCGGTGATCGCCATGTCGAGCCGGGCCGCAAGATCCTCGATGACCTTGCGCTGCCCCTCGTTGGTGGCCACTGCCGTGTTGCGGGCTCTCTCGGTGGCGGACAGCTGGGTCTGGGCGTTGTTCCGCTCGCCCGTGACCTCGGCCAGATGCTTCTCCAGACCGGCCACTTCGACCGTGTGCATGCCCCACTGCGCGAGATTCAGGGCGAGCAGCAGGCCCACGGCCCACAGAAGCGGCTTCACGGCGAGCAATTTACCGAACATGGCCAGTCTCCTTGTCGAGTACGCGGACCGTGACCTCGACCATCAGCGGCGAGCGGTCGGCGGCGGCCAGCTCGTAGGTGCGCACCGCGGCATCGCCGACGCGCAGCGGGTAGAACCCATGGCTGTGCTCGGTGTGCGCGATCAGCGACTGCATACCCTCGCCGGCCAGCACGCGGGCGATGGTCGATGCCCCGGCCAGCTCGTTGACCTTGATGTGCCGGCCGCGCAGCGAGCCGGCCTTGATCGCCTCGCGCTCCACGGTGTCCGGATCCTCGGCCGCGGCTTGCTCAGGCGACAGGATCAGCCCCGACTTGGAGCTGCGGAAGCGAAACAGGCGCTTGGCGCCCGCCTTCATGCGTTCGATGCGATTGCCCATGGCTCAGGCCTCGTTTGCGGGTTCGGGCGCGTCGAGCTCGTCCCAGAACTGGGCGAGCAGCTGGTTGTGCAGCTGGAGCATGGTCAGCTTGGCCGCTTCCTCGGCCGGCATGGACAGGCGGACGATGCGGATGCAGTCCTCCACGATGACCGACAGGCTCAGGTGGATGTCCTTGCGCACGTAGCCGGCACCGCGGACGCACAGGATCGGGCTCTGGTGGCGGATGGAAGCGGCGAGGGACTGGGCGATTGCACCGGGCAGGTTCACGGTGATGCCGTCGCGTGGTGTAGCACTGGATCGGGTCAACGCCTGCGGCCTTGGCCTCCTGCCGCAGATCCTCCGCGCGATTGGCCGGCCATGCTTGCGGGAGTGCGGGACGGACTGGTGGCGCGGAACGGGCGATAGGCACGGGGGTTGCCTCGGGCGTGGGGGTCAGGGGTTCGCGGAGTCTGCGCTTGCCCCGGCCCTCGCGTCCATACGCGCCTGCAACCCGTCGAACCGTTGCTCGAGCTGGGTGAGCCGCCAGATCAGGCCGGCGTCGAGCTTGGTGTTGATGATAGCGACGCGCTGGTCGGTCAGGGCTTGCTTGGCTGTGGCCTGCGCCTGCGTCGCCTTGATCGTGGTCACGTCCGCCTTCAGGGCGTTCCACTGCGATGCGATCAGCGGCAGGGTGAGCAGGGTGACGATGGGGAGCAGGAACGCGCGGGCGAAGCGCGCCCATACGTTGTCGGCAAGTCGGTCGAGTAGCCCGGATGCCTGTCCCCGGTTGGTCATGGTGGCGCCCCCTATGCGATGGCGGGAGTTTGCAGTCCCACGGCATACACGTACAAGCCCCAAAGGGGCGTGATGCTGTTCAGGTAGGTAAGGATGGATAGGTAGGGTAGGTAAGGAGCGGTAAGGGGCTCACGCTCCGCTTGCGGCCCGCCAGCGACTCGCCAGCGGACCGCTCGCGCCTCGCTTAGTCCATGACCCACGTGTAACCAACGCCCAGCGCGGGGCGAACCCAGCCCATGGCCTCGCAGATGGCCAACGCCTCGTCCCGGGACATGGCGGCGAACCTCGCGCCCGGGTTGTCGTCCACCTCGACATCGCTGTGCTCGGTGCCTCGGGTGTCCATGGCGAGCCGCTGGCCGAAGTGCGCGACGGCCTGCGTGCGCAGCCGGGCGTTGGCCTGTGCCAGTGCGATCGCCACCTTGCCGATGGCCTCCACCTTGCCGTGGGCGTGGATCCGGGTGTCCGCCAGTACGGCCAATTCCCCAGACTGGGCCAACGCCTCGCCACTGGCACTCGGACCGGCCAGCCTCGGCGGGACGTAGGCCGCGACCTCGTGCGCCAGCTGGGTGACGGTGCGGCGAACGTCCTCCTCGCCCATGCCATCAGGCGAGCGGAACAGCGCGCGCACCACCTCGGCCGGGCCGGAATGGTTGTTCTCGTCCATCAGGTCGGGGTCGAGCTGGGTGATTCGGTCTACCCAGTACCGGCGCTGGCGCTCCTGCTGGCGCAGCCGCAGGTTGGTGGGGTGCAACCCGTCCGCGTCGCGGGCCGGTCCGGCAGGCGGGCTGGTCAGGACCATGCCGCCAGACCCCAGTGCGCGCTCCAGCTCGTCCTCCTGCCAGTGCAACGGCCCGGCGTGCGCCTCCATGCGCTCCGGGCCCATGACCATGACCGGCATGGGATCGACCGCGATCAGGCCGAACTCGGCGGCCGGGGTGCCGAAGTAGCGGCCAACGTTCTCCGGGCGCAGCTCCACCGGCTTCCACGACATGCTGGCCTCGGTGATAGTCCGGTCAACCAGCACCTCGCTGGCCGGCACGTGCTCGAACCGCGGATTGCCCGCATCGTCCAGCGCGACGCGGTGGTACGCCACGCCATGGTTGCGCAGGTCGGCCAGCGCCTCCTTGCCGTACTCGATGGGCGGCAGCACGGTGTCGATGCCCACGGACACGCCGGGCAGGGTGTCGATGAACCGGCGCGGCTCGCCAGCTGCCGGCTTCATGCCGTGCTTGGCCTCGACCTCGCGGATCAGGTCGGCGGCCGTCCCAGTATCCGGAACGCGCAGCGGCACGATCCCCGCCGCGTCCATGGCATCGCGCAACGAGACCAGATCGGCGTACATCAGCGGCTTCTCGTCCTTGCTGCCTTCGATCCCGGGCGGGTCGCCCACAAGCGTACTCGGCTCTCCCGGGGCCATGAACGCATGGACCCGCTCGCGCAGGTCGGCTTCCTCGTGCGGCGTCAGGGCCACGCCGTCGGACTCAACCAGCCCCTTGACCGCCCCATGCACCTCGTTGCCCCATGCGTCCCGGTCCTTGTCCAGAAGCTGGGAATCCCCGGAAACGGCGCCAGAACGGGCCTCCTGCGTGGATTCTGAGCCGGTCGGCAGGGTCGTGGCCGGCAGAACTCGCGTAGAACGCAGCCACGAGGGGCGCTCGGGGCGGATCGGCTGGGGTCTGGTCCGGTCGCCGGCCAGCCACGCATCCACCGCGTCGTCGTAGGCCAGCACCTTGGTCACGTAGTCCTCGACCTCCAGCGCGCGCAGCTGGTCGATGCGCTTGCGCTCGTCGTAGGTCATGCGGCCCTCGGCCATGCGGCGGTCGTGCTCCGCCCTGCGGGCGGCGAACTCCCTGCGGATGTTCATGGGCGGCAGCATCCCGGCCTCGAACGCATCGGCCAAGTCCGGCGAGCCCGGGCCGCGCAGGTTCGGGTCCAGCTCGGGCGGGTCTGGCAGATCCAGCGTGGGAGGGTGCAGCTCAGGGATAGGCGGAAGCTCGTCCAGCGTGCGGATGGCGTGCAGCGGGTAGGCGTCGGCGGCGTAGGGCTCGGACGTCAGCCGGGCCACTGCATCGCGGTCCCACTGGGCATCCTCCCGGGCTTGGCGCCGCGCCCGCGCACCAGCGCGCACGAGTCGGAAGTGAGCGAGCACGGCCGCCCCAGTGTCCAATGCAAGCCACGCCACCAGCCCCCACTTGGCGTATTCCAGAACTTGGAACCCCGGATAGTGTTCTGCCAGTAGGGCCGCAGCCACGCACAGCACGGCCAGCAGTAAAAACGTGCGCATCTTCATCGGTTGCAGCTTCATGTCGCTCTCCGCGTTACTGGGGGGTGTCGGTGCTGGGTGCGATGTTGGCGGCATGGTCAAACTTGTCCGGGCAGGCAGCGCCACGCATGACCAGTTCGCCGTAGGCCAAGGTCAGGCCATCGGCACCCTCGTGCAGGAAGGCGCGCAGGATCATTGGGTCAATGAAGATCCGGCCTTGCTCCACGGTCAGGGGCAGGTCGCCGGAGCCGCTAACCTCGTACACACAGCCACACTCGATGGGGATCCGCGCCAGCATTTCGACCTTATGGGTCGTGTTGGGCAGGAGCGAGGGCGGG